AGAAACATCTTATCTAAGCAAGATGTTATGTCTGTTGATTATCACAGTGCTTATCACGTTATGGGAACTAAGTGGACTGCTGCTACTGACAACCCAACTAACGCAGCATTGGCTAACGATAATAACTGGGGAATCACATATGATGCTGATTTAATTCCTATTGTTGAGCTTATCGTCAACTCACCTCTTGATACTGGTACTAATCCTTAGTACTATTTAATTGGTGGTCAGAAACCTCATCAATTATTGGTGGGGTTTTTTCTTTACGCTACAATAAAACTAAAATTACTTAAAAATCGTGGCAGCTACCATAAATGCAACTGTTAAAGGAGAAAATGCTAATAGCTATGTTACATTGACAGAAGCTAATAGTTATTTTGAAACAGTTCCAGATTCAACAACTTGGGATGATAAAACTGTTGACCAAAAGAATAGAGCATTAATAGCAGCTACCAGATGGATTGATAGTTTTGTTTATTACGGAGATAGATGTGATGATGGACAGGCATTAAAATTTCCAAGAAATAATTATCAGGTAGATGGTGTTGAATTGTCTTGTTCTACAATTCCGTTAAATATTAAATATGCACAATATGAATTAGCTAGAGCTTTGGCAAATGATACTGATGCTATTACAGGTACTACTGGAAAGGAGGGAAATATTTCTGAGGCAAAATTAGGAGATTTGGCAGTTAAATTTAGTACTTCTAGTCAAGGCACTGGTTCTATTAATAATATTTTAGATGTTTATCCTTGGTTACAGAGTTATCTTGGAGCGTATATGCTTGGTGGAGCAGGATCTTTTCAAATGAGGGTAGTCAGAGGATAATATGTCGTTTATAGACAATACATTTAAAAGTTTGCCAGAACAACTTTTAGGTAGTTTTGGTATTGATGTTACCTATATTAAAACTGCTACATCTCAGACATATAATACGACTACAGGGGAAGTAAGTGGATCTGATACAAATATTTCTATGAAAGCATTGATTAGTAATGTATCTGGATCAACTTATGAAGGTACAAGTCAGACTAATGATTTGAAGATTATTTTTGGTAATAAAGAATTAGGAACATATTATCCGAAAGTAAAAGATAGGATTCAATATGCTGAAGATGGAGTAAATAAAGTTGCAAGAATTATTAGTATCAATACATCAAGGGGAGATAATCCTATACTTCATACAGTTATTGCAAGGCCACAATAAATGAATTTAAAAAAATTCGTACAAAAATTAGATTCTTTAGTTGCAGGAGTATTTGTCGAAGGGCCAAGAAATGGAGCACAAAAAGTTGTATCAGATTTACAAAAAGATGGCCCTATTTGGTCAGGACAATATTCCAACTCTTGGCAAATTGAAGGATTAGGAAAAGTTACAAAAGGTGATGGTCAACCTGGCAATCCAAGAAAAATCAAAGTACCAAGAGTTACGGGTAGAGGTGTTGGTAAAAGATTATTAAAAAGGAGAAATGAAACAGTTTTTACCATTAGTAATTTTTCAGCACAAGCACCTTATGCAGAAGATCAATTAATTGGAAGATTTAGAAGAGATCCTAGATGGGGTCTTATGCCAACTGCTTCAAAAGGTCAACAAAAAATGAGAGGTAAAAACACTGCAAATTCGGGAAGAAGAGGAGAAGGTTTAAGATATGAAATCGGAGGAGGAAACCCAAATAGTGTATCTAGTAGAACTGCAAGACAAGATTGGATTAAGATTTCTCAAAGCAAAGCTCCCAAAACTGTTAAAATTGAAATAAGTAAAGCAATTAAGAGATCTAAGTTCAAATGAATTTTCAAGGAGTTAGATCAAAATTTGAGACACCAATAAAAACAGCATATGCTGGATTAAGTCCTGCTGTACCTGTATTTTTTGATAATTTTGGTGATGTTTTATCTGATGCTGATAGTGAATTTGTTTATGTAAATATTCAGTTTGGACTAACAACCGAAGTTGCTTTAAATTCCTCATTAGACAATATTCGAGGAGTTATAACAGTAAGAGCTTTTGCTGAAAAAGATAAAGGGCCAGCTAGAAGCCAAACTTTAATAAATACTGCGTTTACAAGTATTGAGACATTAAATAACACAGGACAACCGACTAGTGGCATTTATGTAAGAACTGGAGAAGTTACTGGCCCTAGTTTTGAAACTGATAGACCTTTCTTTATATCAACAATCGAAACAAATTTTCAAGCTACAGTAATTTCTTGAATCTTTGTTGTAATTCACGCTATCCTATAGACATATCGGGTAGTACCCGTATGTTCAAACCTTAGAATTATTAATCATGGCTACAGTTCTATCGGGTACTTCGGGAGCGTTATATTATTCTCCTGCTGGTACAAGCGTAACAACTCTTACAGCATCAGCTTTTCCTTCATCGGGAGCAAACATTACTGTTGGTACACAGTTGGGTTATAGAGTAAATGACACAGTAACACTTGCATATCCAGCAGGATCTACAGTTACTAACTGTATTGCAGCAGGGGATCATTTTGTAAAAACTTACGATGCTTCAACTGGTGTTATGACTCTTTCTGCAACAGCAGGAGGAGCAGCTTTGACAGCTTCAGCATCTCCTACTTTTGTTGCTGGAACATTTGCAAGCATTACATTTACAGAGCCATTAGTTGTCGGATCTGTAAGAGAGTGGAGTTTTGAGATAACCAGAGCAGAAATTGATGTAACAAGTATTGGTCAAACTGTTACTCAAACCGCACCATTTAGAACTTTCATCTCAGGTTTCGCTGATGGTAGTGGTTCTGCTAGTGTTTATTCTACAGATGATGACACACTTCTTTCTAGTAGAATGGTTGAAGACGTTATCCAACGTCAGCAAACTGGTGCAAAGGTAAGATTGTATATTGATCGTCAGATGAGTGGTGCTAACGTAGATCAAAACGCAAGTAGATCAATTTTGGCAGATATTATTCTTACTTCTGCTAGTTTCAACGTAAACCCAGATGACGGACAACTTGTAGAGATAGCATTCAGACCTAGTGCTGCTCCAACATTCGACTTATCTAAGACTGCATAATATTTTACTAGCGGTTACTAATTATTATGAACCTCGGTCAATCCGAGGTTTTTTATTGCATAATGAAGTACACTAATAAAAGATAAATTTAATTTATGGCAACCCAATCAGCATTAGACAGACTAAGAAAAGCTGCAAATCTCGAACCAAGAAAGAAAGAGGTTACATTATCCGATGGTTCGATTTTTGAAATGTATGTAACCCCATTAACAATGGCAGAACGAGAAAGAGCACAGAGAGCAGCAAGAAGTGATGATGCAAATGCCTTTGCTTTGCAGTTATTACTTGCTAAAGCACAAGATGAAAATGGTAGAAAACTCTTTAATGCAGGAGAGATTGATGTATTAAAAAATGAAGTGAAAGATAGTGACCTTCAAAAGTTGATGGTAGCAGCAGTTAATATTGAGGAGGATGAAGCAATAGACCCAAAAGGTTAGTGCAAGAGCTTAAAAAAGATAATTGGTTACTATTACAGTTTGGAGTTGCAAAAGAATTAGGTAAAACTTTAGCAGACATACGAAATATGACTGAAGAGGAATTAATTGGATGGAGTGCTTACTTTCAAATAATTAATGAAGAACAGGAAAAAGAATATCAAAAAATTCGTAGATCTAGATAATTTTTTCTAGTAGTATAGAATAAAGTAATCTTGTTGTTGTAATTAGTGGCATACCAGGCACAGATAAGAATAAAGACTACTGGTTTACAACAGTTAAATAAAGTTAATGCTGCCGTAGACAGAATAAACAAAAGTATCATTCAAATAAATAGAGGTAGTAGTAGAGTAAAAACAAATGACATAGTAAGAATAAGTAAACAAAATTTAGCTGTTAAAAAAGATACTTTAAAAGTAGAGACTGAAATAACTAAACAAATAGCACAACAGAATAAATTTAGAAGAGGTTCGGCTAGAGGAGGAAGCAGAGCAGGAGGTGGAGTTTCTGGAGGAGGTGGAGGAAGCGGAGTCTTTTCAAGTGCGATTATATCTGGTGCGTTTCCATTATTATTTGGACAAGGGCCATTAGTAGGTGCTGCTGGTGCATTAGGCGGTGGACTCGGAGCAGCATTTGGTGGGCAAATGGGAGGCTTTGCAGGGGGTCTAGCTGCTACTGCTACTGTAACTGCTATTCAAAATACAATTAATGGTGTAACAGACTTAGGTAAATCATTACAAACATTGGATGGTAGTTTTAAAGTTCTTACTGAAAGATCATTATTCAGTTCTAAGGAGGCACAAAGAAGAGCAGAAATACTGCAAATATTAGGTAAACGAGAAGAATTAGCTACTTTAGTATCTGAAGAATTAACTAACGCTATAGGTGTAGAAGGAGTTGAAAGATTAAAGCGAGCAGCCGAAGCATCCGAAGAATTAGCAAAATCATTAGGAGAGTTAGGCACAAGTTTACAAATATTATTAGCTGGCCCTGTTGCAAAGTTTTTAAACGCAATAAATAACTTTATAAAAGAAAATACAAAAGTAGGAGACACTTCTTTAACTATAGGTAAAAATCTTGATGGCACGAAAGCGAAAACAGGATTAACCCCTGGAGAGGCTAAATTTATAGACAATAATAGAAAAGTTTTAGAATCTTTTAGTGATGGTCAATTAGAAATATTATCTCGAATACCTTTAGACCAAAAAACTAGAGACTTACAAGCTGCACAAGGAATGTCAAATGTCAGTGAGCTTGAAAGATCAGCTATAAGAAAATTTATACTAGGAAGGCAAGCTGACTCAGCACAAAAGCCTATATCAGGTAAACCAGGAGAAGGTGGACCAGGAGAAAATTTATTTGGGGGAGAAATAAATACTAAATTAGTAGGAGAAAGACAAAAACGTATTGAATTATTGAAAAAAGAAACTACATTTTTTCAAAATATAATAGAACAAGGAAAAGAAAAAGCATTATTAGACCAAGAAATAAATGATATAAAAGAAAATTTAACTGAAAAAGAATTAAAGATGCTGGATCTAGGAAATATGACTATTGAACAAATAGTTAAACAAAGAAATGAAACTAAGAAATTAGCTGAAAATGCACTGTTGGTTGATGAAGCATTTAAACAATTGAGCACAACTATTGGAAATGACATCAAAAATGGTATAGCTGGTCTAATAAAAGGAACATCTACTCTTGGAGACTTACTTAATAATGTTGCTGATAGATTCCTAGATTTAGCACTTAATCAAGCATTATTTGGAGATATTCTTGGTGCAGGGGGCACTAAAGGCGGTGGTTTGTTGGGATTATTAGGTTTTGCTAATGGAGGTAGGCCACCAGTAGGCAGACCTTCAATCGTTGGTGAAAAAGGACCCGAATTATTCGTACCAAGGTCATCTGGAACGATTGTGCCAAATAATAAACTTGGAGGTGGCGGTAGTACGAGTGTTGTTGTTAATGTAGACGCATCAGGTTCAGATGTTCAAGGAGATGATGCTGGAGCAAAAGAACTCGGAACTCTCATATCTGTTGCAGTACAAGGAGAGCTACTGAAACAACAAAGACCTGGAGGACTACTTTCTAGTTTAAGCTGATGGCTACTTTTCCTAGTTACAATCCACAATATTCTGCTACAAAGCGTAGTCAGTCAAACCTTAGAATTACTCAATTCGGAGATGGCTACCAGCAAAGGACTACTTTTGGTTTAAATCAAGATCCAAAAGTTTGGAATCTTACTTTTAATGTTGATGATGAAGATGCAGATGAGATCGAAACATTTTTAGAAGCCAGAGGAAAAGATGGGGCATCATTTGATTGGTCACCTCCTGATACAACAACAACATTTAAATGGATATGTAGAAGTTTTTCCAGAGAAATATTTGAATTTGATCGAAATAGAATTTCAGCTAGTTTTGAGGAAGTATTTGAACCCTAATGGCAGTACCAGTTTCAGCTTTACAAGAAATAAATCCTGGAGCAGTAATAGAATTGTTTACTTTGCAACTTGATGCAACATTACATGGCTCAAATACAATTTATAGATTTCATAATGGTGCAAATCTAAATGCAAACGGAGAAGTTGTATGGGCTGGTAATACTTATTTAAGATTTCCTATTGAGTGTACTGGTTTTGAATTTACAGGAACAGGAACTTTACCAAGACCAACTATATCTGTTAGCAATATTTTTGGAACGCTTACTACAATTATGCAGAATGTAAATCAGACAACAGTTGGCAATGATTTAAATGGTGCAAAATTAACAAGAATTAGAACTTTGGCACGTTTTTTAGATGCTGTTAATTTCGCTCCAGAAACAGTTACTAGCACTTCAACAACTACTGTAGCCGATCCTGCTGATGGGGAGACTGTCACATATACTGTTACAGTGGTTCAGGACTCTGGAGGTAACAATGTTTTTGCTTTGAATGGAGTTCAAAAACCAGTTATAACGATGAAACGTGGATCAACTTATATTTTTAATCAATCTCATAGCTCTAATGTAAACCACCCTTTAAGAATAAAATCCGATGCTGGTGGACAACAGACCACTGTTAATGCAGGGACTTTAGGTACAGATGCAACTGTAACTTATTCTCCAGCTTATCCTTCTGCTCCTAATGACCTTCGATACTACTGTCAAACTCATGGAAATAATATGGGCAACACAATCACAATGAACGACCCAAATACGATTCAGCAGCAAACAACTTCATCTTCTACTACACAAACTAATCCATTTGGTACTCCTGATCCAACGGCAGAATTTCCTCAAGAGATTTATTTTTTAGACAGAAAAATTAGTGAAAATAGAGATGTGGTTCAATGGGAAGCTATATCAGCCCTAGACTTGGTAAATGTAAAATTACCAAAAAGGATTGCTACCAGAGATATTTTCCCTGGCATTGGTACGTTTGTTGGATGACTTGGCAAGATATTGCACTTAAACACGCAGAAAAAGATGCACCACATGAAGCGTGTGGTTTATTAGCTGTCTATAAAGGTAAAGAGAAGTATTTTCCTTGTAAAAATCTTGCGGAAGATTTAGGTGAACAATTTATTATTGATCCTGATGATTGGGTAAAAGCTGAAGATGCTGGAGAAGTTATTGCTGTTTTTCATAGTCATCCACAAATACCACCATTTCCTAGTCAGGCTGATCTTGCAAGTTGCGAGTATTTAGATTTACCTTTTTACATTGTTACTCCAGAAACAAAAGAGTGGCATTACTTTGAACCCTCTGGTTACAAAAAAGGATTAATTGGTAGGCAATGGGTATGGGATATTCAAGATTGTTGGACTTTAATTACTGATTGGTATAAAGAAAAGAAAAATATAGAGATAAAACATTGGAAACGACCCAAAAGCCCCGAAGAGTTTAGCAAATCACCTTTATTTGAATATGCTCTACCTAAATTAGGTTTTACTGAAATAGATGATAATGTTGAAACAGAAGTTGGAGATGTTTTTATTATGGACACAGGATCAAAAACTTTAGACCATGACCAAAAGTATATAGAATGGACAAAGAAGAGGTATCGCTATGCTCAGTAAAATAAAAGTTTACGGAAGATTAGCTAGATTCCTTGGGGAGCGTAGTTTTGAAGCTGAAATATCAACCCCACTCCATGCTTTTAAGTTTTTATTAGCAAACTTCCCTCATTTGGAACGACACATGATGGAACAGAATTATTGTATTAAAGTCGGTAAAGATGAGATTGATGAGACAGAATTATTTAATCCAATAGGTCAACAAGAAATAAGAATAGTACCAGTAGCTACGGGTTCTAGAGGTCTTACAAGAGTATTAGCTGGAGTTGCTTTAGTTGGGTTAACAGTAGCAACAGGTGGTTTTGGTACTACTGCTGGATTTTCTGGTTTAAGTTTTTCAGCGAGTGCTGGAGCAGCAGCAGGAGCGAAAATTACATTAGGAGCAGGATTGGCAGCAGCAGCAGGAAACTTAGGTATTTATTTAGCATTATCGGGAGCAGCACAGATGCTTACTCCTGTTCCACAACCTCCAGGAGTTTCAGAAGATCCACAATCTCAGAACTTCTCATTTAGTGGAGTGCAAA